AAAAGATAATAAGCAACTGCACTCAATGACAAAGCGAATAGGCTAAACCTTTCTAACCTTTTAGAAGATATAAGGCTTTTTTGCTCGCTAAAAGTTAATAGCAATTCTTTGATTATTCTTTTCATTTTTCTACCAATTGATATTTTTTGAAAAAATCTAAAATGTTATTATCGTACTTAGCAAACTTGTCATCGTGCTTGTCAATTATCTTAACCATTCTGTCTATGTTTAAGGTGTTCTGCTGGCTTATCTCAAACAACTTATTGACATTCCCCATATACTGCTTGAGATTGCCGTTCATATGGCTTAAATCATTCTGCACTACTTCAAGTTTAGAGTTTGTAATCTCTGACAAGTGTTTCATTTCTTCTCGAGTTTGTTGTTCGATTAGGCTTAGTCTGCTTTCGATAGAGGTTGTCTTTTCTCGGTTATTATTTAAGTCCTTTAGATTTTGCTTAAGGTAGTAGCTAATTATCCCAACTCCAGAACCGATGCACCCTAATATTATTTGGTCTATTGTCATAAGATTTGATATTATACGCCAATACTCACAAGTTTATTATGTATTGGCGAAAGATAAACGATAGTGTACTTCTCTTTCATTATCCTATCTTATTTGGGAAAGGTGGTGATGGCTTTGGTTCAAAATCTATTTGCGGTAAATCTTTCACCCACATAAATTCATCTACTACACAATCATCCATTTCTTGAGTGCTTATTACCCAATTATTATTTAAATCTTGTATTGGGTTAAAATAGCTATCAGGTGCATATAATTGCCCTGCGATAGCTTGCTTTTGTTCTAAAGTTAAAAGTCCTACTTTCATTATACAGCCCTCCCTAATGTTGTTTGCAAATCTACTACTGCCGAATTAAGTGCTGCAAATTCCGCATCACTTAGACCTTCCCCAATGTGAGCAAAACATAAATTTCTTGAAGAATTTAATATTGGGCTTCCTCCTGCGCTCGCTCTATATGCGCATAATACTATTTCGGTTGTCATTGTTGTTATGTCTAATGAATTTGAGGCTGTTTGAGTTGTGCCTATTTGAACTCCATCTCTATAAGCCTTGTGCGTGGTGCTGTTTGTTCTACTTGCTCCTATTAGTTTAGTACTTGCGGCAATAGATGGTACTTCTAATCTTGTTGCAGTTTGATATAAATTTGAAATAAATCCGCCATTCCCTACCGTTCTTTTGGTAAAACAATAAACACCGTCACCCGTACCATTTGCGCCTCCTAAATCAACAGTGTCGTTTGTTAAATCTGTGCGACTATAAAAACTCCAACTTGTAGAATTGTTTGTAAGATTTGCCCCACTTACAAAAGTTTCGCAAAATGCGTTAATTCCGTTTGGAGTTATACCGTTTGAATTATGCGTAAATCCACCGTTAAACACTATTCTATTTGCTGCGTTTGTGTCCAATGGATTAACAAAGTTATATTTGTGCGTTGTTGCGCTTCCTCCAACAAAAACATAAACCACTTTTAACTTCCCTGCACCCGTTCCCGCTGGCAATAAACCTGCACTAATTAGACTTGTGTCCATTGCGTTTAATGCGCTTATAATTGTTTGGTCTGTTATGCCCGTAGCGGTTAAAAAGGCTTGCGTTCTTGCCGTGTTAGCCGCACCTCCTCCCATTCTTCTAAAAGGTATGCCTATGCCTAAATTTATCATAGTGCTGATTCTTGTCCGTAACCGATTAAGCTACCACTTGAAGGAGTAACCGCTGCGATTGGGTCACCATCAAACATTGGAATCAAAGCACCCGCTTTTAAAGTCTTACCACTTAAACCATATTGAGTAAGCAAGTTTTGACCTCCTGCCGTTGTTAAGGTAGTTAATACGCAATCGTCATTTACTACAAGAGCGTAGAATCTGCGACCCGTAACTGCTGCATCAATGAATAAACATCCTTGACCGCCTAAAATTTTTTCTAAAAGTATCATAATTGTAAATATTATTTTTTTAAGTTTAAGTAATTGGTACTGCGCATCTATTATAAGGATTTGCAATGTCAAGTGAAATCAAACAATTCCAACCCGCTACTTCATCTTGATAACTATCCTTGATAGGAGTCGCAGTTATTGAATCAGAGATTATAAACTCATCCTCACTCGGGTTTCTTAACTCGTTCACTACGTCTGAAATAATTTGCAAGCAATCACTCAAGACATCTCGCTCGTTACTCAAGTCTTTTAGAACGATGTCTAAGACACTAATTTGAATAGATAGAGTTACTACCTTAGTCGCAAATGAAGAAGGTCTTACGTCACACCATAGCAACGGATAAAGTAAACTACTCTCCGCTTCTAAGTCGGCAACATCACAAAACTTAAACCCCTTTATCTGGAGATGGTTTTGCGCTATACCCTCTAACTTTTTTACTACCTGATTTAGACTTGTATTCATTTTTACTTAAGTAAATTCTTAATAACTCTTCGTTTTTCTTGTTTGCACTACCTTTTAATCTTGCCATATTTTTAACATCTAAAAGTGTTACCTGAATATTTGATTCTTGCCGGTATATTATCGCAATCACAATCATCGCCTAAGAACATCCCGTTGGTGTAGTTGTTTTTATTAGGAAATATAGTTGCAATATTAGCGTTTTCTTGCGTTAAATACTTCGGATAAGTAGCGTTATTAGCTAAAAGGAAGTTACTCAATCTTTCAGCGTAAACTTCTGCATCGTTTAAACTCTGTTCCTTTAACTTAGTTAAGTCAGAATAACCCGCTTGTTGGCTAAATTCGCTCGATTTAACACCTACGTTTTTGTTCTGAAACTTATAACTTAACGTGATAACCATTCTAAACAAAGAATACTTAACTAAACAAGGTCTAATATAGGTATCAAGTAAGGTCTGATAAGGTACTGAAATCGGAGTTCCAGATACTGCAAACCCACTCACACTTGTAACTAAATCATTGTATAAATTAGTTCCCAAGATAGGCAGTAAATACATATCTTGAGCGTCTGCAATTGCCGACCTAAATAACTTTGGGTCAACATTCGCACTTACTACGCTATTCTCTTTAAGAGTTTCTTCGGATATAAATAAAACTTGTGCCATTTATCTTTTCTTTTTCTGTGTTAAAACCGAGTTCCAAGTATGTCTGCAAAATGGAAGATGAATATCAGTCCCTTTTATCGTTTGCCATCCTCCACGTTTATTCCAAACATTGTAGCCTACTCTTTTAGAAATAGTATCAATCTCTTTTCTGGTATAAACTTTATTGAGGTCTAAAAGTGCTGCGCAAAATTCTCTGTTTTTAGAATCTTTCGGACCAGTATACTTGTACTTTACTTCAAGACTTTTTATCTCATCAGCTATCCTATCGACTAATGCCTTAGAAGGTCTTTTATTATTAATACTCCAAGCACCTTCAACTAATGATAGAACTGATGCCGCTCTTAAAGAATTGATAATAGTTTCAACTTGACTCTCTGTTAATCCTGTTTCTCTTGCTATGTTAGCTTTGGTAGAGATAGGGTTCTTTTTAACGTACTCTAAGACTTTGTTTTCTTCTGGAGTGTTCGCTTCGATTTCTGCAAACTTTTGTCTTCCCTCGTCTAACATTTGCAACTCTCCTGCTTCAAGTTGTCTTTCGAATAGTTCAGCATCCTCAAATAAATGAACTTGTGTTGAAGTTATTTCAATGTAATCATCTGCACTCTCGCCAAATTGAGCAAAGACTTCGATGTCCTTTGTCCACTCTTTTGCAAAGGTTTGCTTCTCTTCAACTACTACTTCATTTGTTGGTTTTTCAGCAGGTAAGCCTAACATTATTCTCAACTCAGATTCAGTCGCAACCTTAACTAATGTATCTTCGCTCAAGGTTGGAGAAGGTAAATCTAAAGGCAAAATTTCGTAAGCATCTCTCGCACCATTTATCGCAGCAAAGTAATTAAACAATTCTTCAAAGTGTTGTTGGTCTGGCTTAATTTCATTCAAGTCGAATAGTTTGTAAGCATCTACCATCTCGGTTCTTCCTCCAAGTTGACCTTCAGTTTTTATTCCTAAAAGCATCGGAGAAGTAACTCGATGCGCTACAAACAATTCTTCTTGAACCGTCTTATTAAGTATATCAAATTGCTTATCTAAGTCATTAGGTTGAATAGGAATCACATTCGGTGCTTTGTCCGCTCCGTCTGAAAAGTTTATAATCCACCTTCCTGCATTGTTAGTGCCTTGATGTTTGCGATTGATTCTTCTTACTAAATCTTTTTGTTCTTCATCTGTTGGAACTCCGTTATTAAAATTAAGAATACCTCCAAAGAAAAACTCGTTCTGAATGTTTGCTCTGTGGTAGTTTGCAATCTCTACGTCAACTTCAATATAAGGAACGGCTGCAATGTAATCAGGCAAAGGGTAAGTCTTAAGTGTTGGTCTATAATCCTTACAATAGTAGAGTTGTAAACCTTTTCTTCTGTCTGGGTTAAAAGCGTTAAACTCTAATATGGTTTCTTTTTTATCTGCCCAATTATTTGAGTAGAAGAATTTAGAATTATCTACCGAACTACGAACCTTAGAAAAGTCAACGTGAAATATCTTAGCAATCTTTTGACCGCCTCTATCCCAAATTATCTGAAGAGCGTAACCTCCGTACAATCTCTTATCTAAAGCTAATTTTTTAAAGATGTCATTCAAACTTTCAAATTGATTTGGCTTAGATAAAAGTTGTTGAGCCTTTATCATTGAATCTAAGTTCTCGTCCTTACGAACCTTTAATCCTTTTCCATAAGTCCACTTTTGTTTAGCGGTCAAGATAGCGTTATGCTTTGCCGAACGATTAAATAAATCACATAGATATTGAGGATAGTTATTATCCTCGCCATAATTAACGTATTCGTTCCTTCTATCTTTAGTAAACAAAGGTATCTGGTACGAACTCAAAGGTTCAGCACTAAATCCGATTCGTTGACTTGTACTATAATCAGCCATAAATTATCACTTTATTATCTTGTTCGAGTTCTATTGTATCGTCTTGAGTAAAATTGTATAGGACTTTTCCTGTTTCAACTAAAGCCCCTGTAAGTTCTAAGTTTAAATTAGTAGGACTTGCTTGCTGATAGACGTTATAAGTCCAATAACCATTATCGTTTAGGTAAATTTGCCCATTAAGCAAGTTAATAGCGTTTTTTGCAACCAATTGGATGACGAATAAGTTATATCTATCCTTAAAATTTGATGTATCAGAGGCAATAAAAACCACTTCCTCAAGTGAAGTAGCATTGATAAACTGAAATAAATAATTAGGATTTGATATTGTAGTGCTTTCTTTTAGCGTCAAAGCCACATTATTGTTCCCAAAATTAAGGTTAATCATATCATTAAATATAAATAAGTCCTTTGATAGTAAAAAAGCCACTCAGATTTTACTCCAAGTGGCTTTTCTAACAACTAAAATATGAAAAAACAACTAAACTCCGATTGTAATTGCACTTATTGAGGTCAATTGTTGCGCAGGGTTGGCTTCGTTACCTACTAAAGTAAGTGTTTGCCCATTAAAATCTCCCATTGCTGAACCTGATAAATGACTTCCTGCCGTAACTTCACATCCATAAACTTGTCCAAGTAACCAATAAGTTCCGTCCTTTTTCTCAATTACAACTAAAGGCTTAGTTTGTGCAATTGCTTGAAACTTATTTCTACTTGTTTGACTCATCTTAGGGAAGTTACCTACTACCGTTTGTTGGTAGAAGATTGTTCCATTGGCAGGATTAGATTGTATAGCTTCTTCAAATGAATCTGCACCTTGAGGCATTAATTCATACTTGTAAAAGGTTACACCACTAACTAAACTTACTCCACCACTTACGCTTGAGGTAATTGTTGAACCACTTACGCCTGTCGCTAAGTAAATGTTTTTAAGACCACCGACTGCATCCTTGCAATCGATGGTAAATCCTGATGTTATTGCGCAAGGCATATACTACTAAGCTAAAGTGAATTTAACAATCTCGTTTGGTAAAGCAATCTGAACACCCGCTTTGAACTCTACGTTCCAACGTACTTCCATAGCTTCAACGGCATAGAACATTTCCCACTTGTATTCCTCGTCAGCGATGTCGCAACCAAAGAATAAGTTAGAAGTTCTCATAGCGATGATTCTGTTAGTTCCGTTCAAACCATTTACACCTACTACGGTCAAGTTAGTTCCCGGTATAACGATTTCAAAACTACCATTGCTTGCATCAGTATTATAGTGAAACAAGTTAGCGTTTGTTAACGCCATTTGGTAGGCTCTAAAAGTGTTCATTCCTACGAAGATTCTTAAATCTTCTTTACCTAACAACTCAACAGGAATCGCTCTGTAAATACCTTGCATAATTGCGATGGCATTTGAAGGAGTAATTCCACCTGATACGCTATAAGGCGCACCCGTCATAAATCCTGATACGTTAGCTTCGATAACTCCACTTGCTGCATCAATGATTTTTAAAGCACCATCGAACTTGTTTAAGTTTCCGTTACCAGATGAAGTGTTACCTTGCCAAAAAGCAGTTTCTAATTGCTCAGCGATTAAGCCTGTCTTCAAAGTAGCATATTGCTCTTCGAATGGTACGGTCTTAGGATTTGAACCCGAAGGTAATAACAACTGAAGATACTTTGTTTCTAAGTCTTTAGGGCATAATGCCTCTTGAACTTTAATAGGAGCAACGGTCATAGTTCTGTTTGAGAACACGGTTGTACCACTTGCATTCCATCCGCAAGATGCACCCGCTTGAAATACTGCATCAGTATCCATCACGTTTACTTGCATTGTAGATTTCACGTTTGGCATCTTAGTTGCCAACTGAATAGATTTAGCTGTGAATAATGATTGAATCATTAGTTCACGCTCGTTTGGTTTGGTGTAGGCTAATAAGCCTGTTACATTAAATGCCATAATTTTTTTATTTTTTGTTTAAAATTTTCGATACTTGTTCGATTGAATTAAATAAGTCAAGTTTTTTCTTATCCTTATTCTCTGGCTCAATCACTTCCACTTCTTCTGGTTCTCCGCTGATTTTCTCTACAACTTCGAACATTAATTTAAGACTTGTTCTCAAGGTGTCATTCTCTGCTTTCAAGGATTCAAACTTAGCAACTAAAGTCTTAAGAGTACTATCTGCTTCAATAGCTGCAAGTCTTACCTCGATGCTTTTAACATCTTCTACTTTTGCAAAGTTCTCAATCTCGATTTCAGTTTCTCCCTCGTCTTCTGCTTCTTCTTCTTTAGTCTTAACCTCAGTAATTAGTCCGTCTTGAGATACAATCACTCTGCCATCTTCAAGTTCGTGAGTTCCATCTGGTGCAGGAGTTACGCCTTCTTCTGAAATCACATACAAAGGTGAACCCATTGCAAGTTCTCCTTCCCATTTAACTATGGTAACGCCATCACTTAGTTTGGCTTCATCCATCTTTACCTCAACTTTTTCTTCTTCGAAAAGAATCTTTTTCAAAGCGGGTAGGTTTTTTTTGATTAGGTCTTTTAATTCCATAACGTATAATATTTATTTTTTTTTAATTAGTAATTAATTCAAGTAACGCCTCAACAATTTCATCGTCTTGCGACTTGCTATGTTTAAAGATTCCCTCGACCGAAAATCCTTTAAATTCGCCTGTCTTAATGAAGTCTTGCCAAATTTCTTCGTTCTCAACTTTGCAGCTAATCCACCAAGTTCCGTCAGGTACTTTATCATAACCTTTAGGAGTCATTATCCCTCTTTCAGAATTGATAATAAAAGATTCTATCAAGTAAACTCCTTCTGCTATCTCGGAACTATGCGACTTGTTAAAGTTCTTTGTATAGTCGTGTTTAAAGAATCTCTCAACTATTTTTTCAATCGTTTCGGGTTTAAAGAATACGTTGTAAAGTGAGCCATCTTCACGCTTCCTAAGGATAGGAATGTTTGGAATCATTGCCGCCCCACTTATGATTTTCTTTTCCTTATCTGCTTTGAACGCAAACTTAGATTCTTTATCTATGCTTTTTAATTTTCTTGAAGCCCATTCAACCCCTGCATCTCCTCCCCACGCTAACCACATCAATCTCCCGCATCCATCTCCTAATTCTTTTTGTGAGTTTTGTCTATGGCGTTCAAATGCTGCCATTCGTGCGATGGTTTCTCTACTTATCGGTTCGCCTTTTGCCAATTGATTTGCTCTTGCTTTCCCGACTTCAGTTCCACAATCTCCCCATCCATTCTCCTCTGCATATCTTAGGGCAATTTTAGCGTTCTCCTTAGCTTGTTCTGGATAGTCTGAATAACTATCGAACTTATCCTTATTTAGTTTTGAATAACAAATTGCTGCGGCTTGGTCTTGACTATATCCATTGTCGATTTCAGTCGCTATACAACGGCTCATAAAATCATTTGAACTTTCGTTGGGTTTTGGTTCTATAACAAATTCTTCATTGTCAGTTCCGCACTTACACATATAAGGTTTATCTTTCCCTTCTGCGATGTCCCAACTATGCCCGCAATTCTTACATACTATAATTTTAACTTCCGCATTAAACGCTTGCCACTCTAATTCGATAGCAGGACTTTTTACCAATGCGATAAAATCTACTCCGCTCTCTTCGTTATCGTCTATTGTTAATTCAAACAATGGTAAATTCATAACCTTAAATATAAAATATTGAGTTTTAGTATTATTGAATTGTCGCTTTAGTCTTGATGCTATTTACCTTCTCTTGAGCGTTCGTGATGTCTGATTCAGTTACAAACACTCTTACCTTCCCACCTTCGTTAGTTGTTCTTATTGGCTCTTCATTACCTAATCTGGTAAATGAAGATGAAGGTCTGATAACAGGAGGAAGACTTGGAGTTCCACCGCCACTTCCACCACCACCATTATTTCCGGGAACTCTAACCGCTAAGATATTTTTAACCGCTGCAATCCCCGCCACCCCTGTCGCTATTGATTGGGCTATTGCATAACCCGGAATTGGAACTCCAGAAAATGCTGCTAATGTTTTAGCTATTGCAGTATAGGTTGAAATAGTAGCTGATGCAACTGCTAACGCTTTACCTGCTGCCGTATCTCTGCCCGCCATCTCTGATGCTGAATTTAATATTTGACTATAAGCATCTAATGTGGCTATCTTGGCATTAGCCTCTGCCTCTGCTATTTTTTTTCTCGCATCCGCTGCACCTTGTTCTATGTTCGTCCTTCGGTCTTCAATGCTTTTTATTTCTGCAAGTTTTTGTTCCCTTGTTAATCTTTCGTCTTCTGCAATGGCTTTTAAATCTTCTAAATCCTGCGCACGTTGTTCACGCTCTGATTCATTTAAAGATTTTCTTCTTTCTCTATCGTTTTCCTCTTGCTTCTTTTCTTTTTCTCTTAGTTGTTTAGCCCGCTCTTCGTTGTCTTTGTCGAAGATTTCTTTTTTCTTTTTCGCTTCCTCTTCTGCTTTTAACGCATCCTCTTTTTTCTTTTGTAAGTCGGCTATTGCTTTCTCTTCTTTAGCTTTTCTCTTTTCATCTATGACTGCGCTTGCGTTGTTTATCTTTTCTCTCTTCTCCTCCAAGTTACCTAACGCCTGAACTCGCTTAGTGTAGTTTTCTTGAAGTGCCTTAAGTTCATCGTCTGCCGCATCATTTACGTTATTTAAACTTTCAATAGTTGCACCTTTTTGAATAGCCAAGATTTGTTGATAAGTTGCCCCTGCCGCTTTTGCTTTTTCAACTAAGATTGCAGTTTCCTCCCTCTGGTTTTTCTTTAAGTCTTCTATTTGAAGGTTCTGTAAACGAGTAGCTTCTTTTATTAATTCATTTGCCTCCTTCTCGCTGATAGATTTGTTCTTAGCTTGCTTTAATAACTTGTCAATTTGAGCCTCATATTGGGCTTGCTTTAAACTAAATGCGCTAAGATTGTCCTCATAATCTCTTAACATCTTAGACGCTTGCTCTGCTGCTGCTGCTTGTTCACCTATTGCCTTTGTGCTGAAACCTAAACCTTGAGTAAAGTTATAAACCGCAGTTTGTAAGCCTCTAAAAGCACCTCCTAACATTGCAAATTTATCAGTAATCAAATCAGTTAATGGAGCGAAGTCTTTGAAGATAGCATACAAAGCACCTAACGCTGCTACTACTGCGGTAATAGCTATCCCGATAGGCGTTGCAATTAGTATTTTAAAACTATTGAATAAGTCTTTTACTCCTTTTGCCGCTTGCCCTGCGCTGCCCGGAATATTATCTATTGACTTATCAAAGTCGTTTACTTGCTTTTTAGCTTCTTTAGCACTCTTGCCTGTGTTATCTAAACCCTTTTGAAGGTCTTTAAGTTCGGCTTCGGAATTTCCTGTTTTGAGTCCTATCGCAATTAATATGTTATTTATCATTTCTCAATTTCTTTAAGTATATCTATAAAATCTGAATCACTTAGTAATTCTTTAATGTGTCTAATCTCGCTAAAATTCTTTATTAGTTCGTTCATTTATGACCCTCCTGTGTTTACATCCAACATTACTTGCCACTTACCTTTATACGCCATTAATTCAATTGTATGATGGTTTTGTAAGGTAAAGCTATTTGAACTATTTATAGTTTGTCCTACTTTGATTGGGTACAATTTAACCGACCCTCCATTGATGTTCTTGATTCTTATAATGGGCTGAACTCCATCCAATAGTTGTTGGTCTGCATCTGGCAGAATAACATCCTCGCTATCTTCTATAAATGCGACCTCTTCGCTAAAAGGTAAGAAATGAGTATTGCCGTCATCATAGCCTTGAACGGTTGTCTGTCTTCTTTTCTCGTCTGTAAAGATTAATCCATTGTCCTTAGTTGTGAACATCGGCATATCTTCGTTGTCGATAACTGCACCGCCTCCACCATTGCCACTACCTGATTGAAGGATAAACGGAGGTGCTACTTTTAATTTTAAGAACTCAAGTCTGCAAGGCTCGTTATTTGTAAGGTCATTTTCAATAGTGTAAAGTCGGTAGAATTGTTTGTCAATTTGATAGAATTTTCTAAAGTCTAAGTTTGCAAATTGATTCTCTGTCAAGTGAAAATATCCTCCTACTAACTTTGAGTCTTTGTCGGTTATCTCTTCAATGGTCTTGCGCCAGAATCTATTGTACAAATTGCCATTCGTGTAAGTAGTATTTCCTAATCCGTAATTAATCGCCTTAGGCATTGCCCATCCCAAGTCAAGTTGAGGTGTTGCTAAACTATCAAGCATTCCAGCATAAGGAAAGTCTACATAGTTATTTAATCCTGCGTTATCTTTTAATGTCCACCCTGTCGAAGTTGCGACTAAACCACCATAGTATAGGATGCGAATATTAAACGAAGGTAAGTCTGCATCTTGTTTAGGTGGGTCTTCCATTCGAATCTTAGAGTAGATTCTATCGTGTGAACTTGGTGTGTTTGATAAAGGCGTTGCACTAAACCCAACTTCAACCTTTTTAGTCTGCGTTAAGAAGTCATTATTAACTTGAACTAATTTAGTCGAGTAAGGCTCTCTAAATAAGTCCTGATACTTCTTGTTGTATTCATCATTATCAGACTTGTAAAGCATCTCTAACTTACGGAAGTCGAGTACTCCCATAGGTTTAATAAGCAACTCTCGTGAAGTATCTAAGAAGTTAGTGAGGTCTACTACATCGTTAGTGTAGAAGGTATCTCTCGGTTCAATTATTAACTTCTTAGGGTCTATCTTATCTGGTACTATGTAAAGATTAAACATCTTAAATAGATAGCTTAAGAAGTCTGCTTGCTTTACTTCTTGTGGAAGTGCTGCGTTTATTGATATAGTTTGCCCTTCGTTGTAGGTTGATGAAGGAGAGGAATAAAATCCAAACCCGCTTAAAATATCTAGCTCAAAATCAAAGGCATTTCTAGCACCATAACTTCCCCATAATACTTCAACATAAACTTTATCACTTGTTATTACTTCAAATTCTATTGAACTAAAATTCACGTCTTTTGTTATTCCCGTTCCTGTTGGAGTTGAGTTATAAATAAATTCCGTAACACTAGTTCCGATTGTTGTTAATACCCCAGACCTATTACGAATTATTGTAAAGGTTACAAAACAAGATTGCGATAAGGTTAATCCGCTTTCATTATTTAAAGTTATTTGACCTTGTAAACCTACTCTATACCTCCCATTATTCCCGCTTGCAATCAATACCCAGTCATTTGCTAAATCTACTCCAGTCGGTGAAGTGTCTTGAGTTATTGTGTCAAAATCATATATAAATGTTTCAGAAACTCTAGGATTAGAACCAGCACCTAAAGTTGTAACTAAATTAATATCTGCACTATTCGTTACTTCCCAAGTTCTATCGTCAACTTCTTGCTCGGTCATTATGAACTTGCCGCTCGTGAAAGGAACGATTAACCTCTTGAACTCAATTGAATTAAAGAAGTCTGATTGATACCGGTACCCTTGACTTGCAAAGATTGAATCGACTATTTGTTTAACGTAGATTGCAGGGTACATAGCCTTCTCTAAGGTGTATTCTATTTCTTGATTTGCCGTGCTGCTTCCGTTATCAATAAGTGGGTAAACATATCCCTCGCCTTTTGGATTGCCGCTTACATCAAAGTTTGTGTAGGCGTTGCCGTTTTTTCTAATATCGGTTGCCCAACTATTAGAAATCCAAAAGGTAGTCCACGGATGGTCGAATTGGCTAAGGTCTAAGTCGGTCAATAAAGATTCTCCTAAATCTTGAAATAAATTAGCCAATTTGCCAATGATGATTATCTCGTACTCAATATCTCTATCGTTAATAGGAACTTCAGTAAGTTGCAAGTAACCTCGCATCTGCTCAACTCCGTTATTGAGAATGATTGCTTCCGCTTTTAAATTAGCATTAAAGTCTGGAGTGAAGTTAGTTGTGCTTGTATTTATAGTCGCTCGGTTTAGATTATCAATGTCCGAAAAGATGCTTCTATTCTTAGCCGTTGCAGGGATGCGAATTGAAAGCGAGTAGTCTGACTTTCTTTGTTCGGGTTCTTTAATGTCAACAATCGACTTATTCACAGGCATTGGAACATTATCGTAAAGGTCAACATCAAATGCGCTAACTACCGCACCGCTTACGTTGTACTGATATATCTTTAGTTCTATCATAATGACTGCCTGTAATTATCAAAGGTGTATTGAATGTTAATCACTAATGAAGTAGGTCGAGTTTCGTTTACGACCTTATTGATATTGTAGTTTGTTTCCAAAATGTTCACAGGATAGTAAGTGTCCTTGTCTACTTCTAAAATAACGATAGGACTAAGCATCAATTCTCTTAACCCTTCCCACTCTGCATCAGTAAGTAGGTCGGAGTTCAACTCGATGTTATCGCTAAACTTTGTAAAGTAGTTTGTCTTTAGTCTGTCGGTCTTAGCGTAGTTGAGTTGTTGGAACTTCTTAAACTGCTTCCTCTCTATCTCGACTGATTCCTTGCTAACCTTAGTAAAGTTAAACGAATCAAACCCTCCTAAGTTGTTCAACCAATGAAGTCTATAAACTTGGTACTTAGTGCAAGTCTGGTCTATGTTTATCCTCTTAGTAAAGAGTGTATCATCTCCGTTATCTTTAAACTTAACCTCATAGTATGCTGCATTTGGGTTAGTCATATAACCACTTGCGTTCATAAATTCTAAGAATTCGAACCCTGTATTAATTGATACCATTCCCGCAACTATTGCAGGATAACTGAAAGAATTAGCAAATAAACTTATTCCTTGAGCGGTGAAAACTGCTATGTCAACTATTGCAATCGTTCCGTTAAGGTCAAAGAAACTATGCCACATTTGCTGATTAGCCCTCAATGAAGGTGTATAAGTAGTCTGATTTAGGCTAACTTGGTTAGAAGTGCTTAGTAATTTGGCAGGGTTAAACGCTGATTTGCTCCAATCTAAGAAGTCATACACCGCATTAGAACTACTCTTAGGACTTCCACTCGCCCCATAAGCGGTCAAGTTAGGGTAAATTATAGGCACTCCGCTCACGTTATCGTATATCTCCCCGAATTCGAGCCAGAATTTTGCTACTGAATTAGTGTTACGAATGATCCCATTTACGTTGAATGAGCCTAAGTCATAGGTAACGTAGTCTTTTACCACGTTCGCCACGTCCAAATTAATCGTACCTACTCCTACTTGCTTAGGGTATGTCAACCTTGCAACAGGATTAGTCTGCCCGCTCACGTTTACATCCACCAAAAACTGAAAGTTAGGTTGCGTTGAGTTGCTCGAACTCACGTTAAAGACGATTTCATTATAGGCGTTCTGCCAATCGTTCGGACTTGTTATAAGTGTTATTGCCATTGTTTAATATTATTTGTCATTACCGTTGTAATCTGTTTACCTAATGCCTTACTTAGTGCTTGTGCGTAATCGTTTACTACTTGCTCCGATATTGCGTTCTGAATAAATAAAGTCGGCTTGATACCTTTGCGCTTAATCCCCACTCCCATTGCATAAGCCATTTTACTCTTCTCGTCTATCTGGGCTTTTTTTCTTTGAGTCTTAGTCAAGTCTTTTGTCTGTGAATATCTCGATTGGATTGGAACTCCTACCTTGCTAATCCACTTCATCAATGACTTTTGAAAAGCAGGGCTAACGGTTTCTTTTTTAAACGAGAATGGAGAGTTGTACTTTCTTCTTGTTCCACTTACCCCTCTATCCACAAAGGCAGCGTAGTTGTTACCATTGATAACCACCAAATAATCCTTGCCCCGTTTTGTCGTTGGAACTGCGATAATAGATTGAAGGAGTGAACTGCTTGCGTTACTTGAGTTAGCCTCGATTAAGTTAGACTTCATTATCTGACTTATGTTGGTAGCCAACTCGTAGAGGCTCTGACCTATTGGAGTATCAAAGCTAATCTCTTGCAAGCTACTCGCATCCGTTCCTAAGTCCCCAAGTAGTGATTTATAGTCCATCTGCTTCGTCTATTTGAAATGTTACAAGGTTTAAAAACTCAACAACTCCCATCTTAAAAAAGTAATCCCATTTAGTTTTATCTCCTCCTGCTAAATTATTTATGGTTGCAATCCATCCCCACTTCTTGTAGAAAGGTTTAACCTCGCCAACTTGCCCATTAAATAGGTTGGGATAGCCTCCGATAATTTCTCTAAATAATTGCAAAAAAAAACCATTATAGGAGTAGCATCTTTTAACTTCATCTTTAAGAGGTCATTAGCCACTTCTTTATGGATTGAGCCATTGTATAGCCATTCGCCAAAAAACGATTTAACAGGGATGAGGAAAATAGCTAAGATGTTATGTATCTCGTCTGCGGGTTCATCCTTACCGGCAAAGTGGGCAAGGTCAATAAATTGGTCTGCTCTTATTGAACTTAATCTGGTGTTTAGATAGTACCAATTCCACCCCACTCGGTAGAACTTTGATAGCTTTGCTCTTGGTATTGAATTTTCAGCGTCTAACAATTCTTGATAAAGTTCCCCTAAGTCCCTTACCTTTTCGCTCGATGCGTTCGGGTAAACAAACATTAGCCTTTCAAGCCAATCTTCTTTGGGAATTTGGTTTAACTCGATGAACTTCCGTAAGGTTAAATTAAAGTAAGCCTGTTTAATTCGCATAATCTAAAATATAAAACTACCCTCTCATAGTAACATACTTGCCTTTCCTATTCTCGTTTAGCTTCATTAGTGCAAGGTAGCGTAGTGAGTCTATCAAGTGATTGTTAAAGTCTATTGGCTCGTTAATTAACTTTCCTGCCTTATCTTGTTTCCATTTGTAGGTCTTGAACTCCCTTGTAAGATTTGAGCCAATTAAAACTATCTTAAACCTTCGTAAGATGTCTATTGAGTTTAAGATTGAGTCCTTGCCCTTTTGCGTAGGTTTGATGTTCCACCCCATTCGATAGACTTCCTCGATTGATTTAGGTTCGGCACTATCGGCAAAGAACTCATCTCTATTTGTGGCAAAGTCTTTTAGTCTTGAACTTATATCTTGGTTTGTTAGCCCTCGTTCGTAAAGGTGTTCTTTGACGTACAAAGTGTCATCTCTCTTCCAAACTCCTACTACTGCACTTGGGTCATTCGTGAATCCCCAATCCAATCCAAACCCGATAAACTTTGCACCTTCTGGAATTACAACTCCCTCACTCCAATTATTGAAGACTAAACCAACCAACTGCCCTCTTTGACCTAAGCCAAATATCTTCCAATACTCAGGGTCTGCACTTGCTAAGTTTTCAATCTCCCTCTTAAGTGAATCGGGTAAGTGTGGGTTGTCCTTGTAGGTCGTGATTAATAATGCTGCATCCTCTCTTGGAATTACTTGGTCATAAATCCAATGTTCGAAGTCTGAGGGATTGTAGTCGATAATTATCTTGCCCGTAGTTCTTAGAACTAATTGCCTCCAATCTTCTAATTCCAACTCGTTTCCTTCGTTGCAAAATAGCACGTTCCTCTTCCGACCTCGTATCTTTTGAGCGTCATCCGTACTGAAGAACTCGATTAGATTCCCATTAAGTGTATAGGTGTTCTCGCTTTTGTTGTGGTACTTTTCTTCGTACAAACCCACCTCTTTAAGTATCTCAAAGAAGTCCCTCATTGCACTTGTCTTAAGGGCAGGTAAAGTCTTACGGACTATCGAATAGGTCAAACCCTTGTAAGTGGTTGCAGTTCTGATTATCCATTGAAGAGCAGAAAAAGTCTTGCCCGACCTTGCACCGCCTTGTAAGACTGCAATACGTTTGCCTTGATTCTTAAAGCTATCTTCTATGAATATTAAGTTAGGGTTGAACTTCATAAGCAACTTTCACTTGCCCAAAATTTTCAAAGGTTGTGTCTTTAATCAATTCTTTAAAAACAGATATTTTAACCAAGTCGCCTGTCCACGAACCTAATGTGCTTAACTCAACCTTTTTACCTACTTCCCAATAAAACAAAGCAGGAGTTGAAACTTGCACATTGTCAACTAAGACGTAATTGCGTGATGAGAATATCTCAACCCTGACCATATTGCAATGTTCTTCATCTGTTTTTTTGCAGGCGAAATTTATTTGAATGGCGGCAAGTAGGATTAAAACCCTTAGTAATTGGTTATTCATTTTATTTGAGTTGTTGTTTTTATTTAATTTCGCCCTTCAACCAATCTGGCGCATCACTTATCTCAACTTTGGTTTCGGTCTTCTCGGTTAGTCCGTTAAGGCGTTGAGTGATAGATGGATTGTAAATGCCAAGCATACCTCCTAAGATTTGATTATCTCTTATTTGTTTCCTTATATGCGAACAGATAGCAACGAAGTCCGCATAAAGCCCATCTTTATTATCAAAATATTGGCTAACACATCCGTATTTATTATAGCAAAATATTTCAAACCCTTCTAAAGTGTAAGGTAGCTTGTACTTATCTGTAACTCTTTCGCCTTCTTTGCCTACATATTGAATTTTAAGCCATTTCCCAGCCTCTAACTCTAAATGCGTCTTGTACTCTTCAAATGCTTTGAATAACTCTTCAGGTGTTTTAAATATCCTTGTCGGGTGCATAACTTACTTTAATAGGTTTTTATAAACTTCGGTTCTTTTAATGTTCAACTTCTCGATGTTCCAATTGTCTTTTACTTCATTGTAGAGATTAGTAGATAGTTCGGTTCTTAGTTCCTCATTATTAATAAGTTTCTTCATCGCCTTGTACCAATCCTTCTTGTCTACAAATATACAATTTTTGTTATTTAGTCCTATATTTTCGTAAACAGGGTTTTGACTTACGATAACTGCCAAACCTTTTGCCCCCATTTCTAACATCTTGAGGTTTGATTTACAAATGTTAAATTCGGTATGTCTTAAAGGAATTAGACCGATGTCCATAGCATCGTAAGCACTTGCATAGGTGTTTACATCCATTGCGTTTATTCTTGCGTATTGGTTTACGTCTATCTTCCAATTTGAGGTAAATACTTTTTCGTAATAGCCCCAAGTCGGGTCTTTTTCCACATACCCCGATAAGATTAATCTGTACTTATCTATTAAGTCTTGGTCGTGATATAGTTCGTAAAATGGAGTATCTAATAACTCAACGTCTTGTTTGTGGGTTATTGAGCCACTCCAACCTATGTGAACCATATCTGCGGATTTTAACTCCCTTACCTTTTCGTCAACTTTAAATTGAGGTTGTTCAAAGTCTATTCCGTTAGGTAACACTTCTACTTTTTTGTTAAAGTTCCCGATTATGTTAGCCAAGTAGTCGGTAGTAGTAGTTACTAAGGTAGCTTGTCTTAGGTTGTAAATGATTTGCTCGGCTCTTCGCCCTCTTTTCCATTCGTTAAACATCGGATGTGAGTGAGGTAGCTGCCAAGTGTCATCTCTATCTATTACTACCGGTATGCCGATTCTTTTAAGTTGCTTCCAAAGTAGTTCTTGGTTTCCTAACTTACTGATGACTGAACTTGAAACGATAAGGTCGTAATCGTGGAAGAACGAATCTGGCTGATGGTCTATTGAAGGTATGGCGGTTACTTCGTCATATTGTGAATGAGGGATGAGAATTCTGTGATACTCAACCCCTGTTACGTTTTGAGGACAAACTAAAAGTATTCTCATTGGAAGTGTTCTGATTTAAAGTGTTTTGCAAACGATTTACTTCTATCCCATTCGATTTCGATAGGGTTTTCAAAGCTAAATCTCAAAGCGGTTTCTATGTCCGCATAAGTAAATCCTTCCGCCTCTGCTTTTGGTTTTAGGTGCTGACAAATAAAAACATCGCCTGCCATTCCGTTGTATTCTTGAACCGAAATCCAATCAATAAACCTTTTTGATATAATTGAGCATCCCATATTCCCGACTCTGCCTCCGTTAATTAAGTTCCAATCCTTATTCCAAACTGCGCCTATGTAATCAAACTTCATAAAGTCATAACTCCACAAGTCAAAGTTTATCGGGTATCCGTCTGTTTCTAAAAACATCACATACTTAGTGCTGAAGTATTTGCTTAACCCTTTAACTTGAAACCTCATAGCCTCCTCATAAGTTAAAGGGTCAATCTTGTGCCATAACCCTACATAGTTTTGAGGTTCGTAAGGGGATATTATTCGAATAGGATTGTCAAGGTTAGCACATAAGTAAATAGATAGCCTTCCTGCTATGTCCGCTCTTGCGTGAGAATTATCCCCACTAAAAATAATAATCGTTAAGTCTTTTATCGTCATATTAAATTATTTTGTTTTAAAGCGTATTCAAAGCCTTCTTGGTTAAACATCTCAAATCCTTTTGTAATTACATTTGGACATCCATAGTAAACTTCTAACAATCTATTTGCACCGCATTGCTCGGCTATTGAGTAGCACATTGATTGATTGCCGATAAATAGTGTCGAGTCTGCAATAAAGTCTTTTAACTCTAAAAAGTTCAGATGCTTAACGTATTCTAACTTTTCTACTTTTGATTTTAATAGGGCATATTCGATTTCCGTGCCTACAAAGTAAATCGGGCAATTAACTTGGTTGAGAATCGAATAATCTAATTGTCCATTATTATATCTTTCTGAACGATTTACCACAATATAATTGTCGATGTCGGGATATCGAGAATTAAAAATAGTATCAGCATCAAAATGTTCCTGCAATTCTGGGAAGGCGTACAAGTACCACTTCTTAATATCTCCCGCACCTAAATTTAAACCAACCCCTCTAAACTTGTCAAAGTCGTAATCTACTTTTTGGTTCGTGTAAGGTAAGACATCGTAGATAAATTCGCACTCAAGTAGTAAAGGCTTCAAATTATCAAACATATACTTGTTGAGCATAACCCCTCCGAGCGGATGTTTGAAACTTGGATGAAGTTGGATTGGCACATCTAACTTTAGAAACAAAACTACTTGAGTATCGTGTAGTAAACTTACCGACCTGACCGCATTTAACGAGTAGATAATATCTCCCGCATTACCAGAGTGTTTGATTTTAATCATTTTCTTCTTCTCCTATGCTTTATTGTTGGTTGGGTTGTAGTTTCTATTGGTTTGGGTTGGTTGCATTGCTCATAATGCCTAAAAACGCTTTTTATCAATTCGTTAATGCAAGATGCGCAACCCATATTTCTGAAAGCAAACCCAAAGTGTTTAGCGTGGTACTCCTTAAGAACTTCCAAGTCTAAGTTCGTGAATTGAGAATAGTGGTCTGTCTTATACACCTCCCACTTTTGTAGTAAATCTTCTATCATTTGTTTAGTTGTTTGAAGATAAATGAGTTAATTACCGCACAAAGGCAAGCAAGTAGAAAGCAGTTGTAGGTAGGTTCGAAGAAAACTACTAACCCTATCCAAAAGCTAAGACAATAACCACATCCAAGTGGTTTAGTAGGCATCTCTTTAAAGAGTTTTAACCATATCGCTATGAATAACTCGCTGATAACAAACCCTGCGGCACTAATCGAAGATATTAAAATAATCTGTTCCATATTTTTCTGCTAATTCTTTTCTGATTTTTAGTATTTTTTTACTTACGTTCTGTTGGTCGATTCCTGTTGCCCGACTTACCTCTGCGCTACTTAACCCAAGATTCAACCAGACGCCAAATAAATTCTTGTCGTAGTCGTTTAGCGTGTTTAGGTGGGATGTTATGTCTTGGATAAGGTCATTGAACCCCTCCTCACTTAGATTCTTCTCATCCTCACATTCAAAATCTGTTAACTCGGTAGTTTTTAGTAAGCCTCTGTATTTTTTATGAAAGTAGGATGTCTTGCTCCGATATTGGTTATTGCTAATTCTGACGAAAAGAAACTTTATAAACTTAGCCTCGTATGCGGTTACTATCTCTTGGTCTGGCTTTTCAAGTAAAATCAAAATAACTTCGTGAAATAAATCTGAATAATCATAGTAGTTACCTGTGCTACAAATCTGCTTACAAATGTTTATGTATGATTTGTCTAAGTAGATAGCTTCTATGATTTGACTTTTCTTCATTAGTTACCTCCGTATGTCTGTTCGTAGTATTGTTCGCCATTGACAAGTTGTATATCGCCTTGGTCATAAGCATCAATTATCTGCTGCTTCTCCATTTCTTTGGCTTTGTCATATACTTCCCAACTGTAATTGCCTTGAGTATATTGTTCAACTAACCATTCTACTGCTGTTTGTTTTTTCCCCATAATTTTTTATTTTATTTAAATGCTTTAAAATACCTTATAGGGTACAATTATACTTAATAAGCGACATATCATACCACTTAGGGTATAAAGTAATCTATTCTTCATTCTTAGCCGCTTTAATCAAAACCTCCTCCAGAATCTTCTTTACTGATTTATCTTGCTCAATAGCTTTTAGTTGGTAAAACTTGACTACTTCAGTTGGTAGGTCGAGTGCTTTTCTTTTTGTGTTTGTCATAATGCAACAAAATTATAATAATATTCTTGATAAAAAAATATATTTATTCTGATTTTGAAACATAAGCCTCAAACCCAAGTTTTTTCAATTCTTCAATTCTAAATGCTTGCAATGGCTTCAGCGTGTCTAATTTTTCCTTACATTCAATAAAAACCGCTTTACCATCCTTAAGACAAAGTAAGTCTGGGATGCCATTCTTATTAGTTTTTATAAGGTTAATAACATAATAACCTTTAGCCTCCATTAGCTTAATAGTTCTGGATTGGTGCTTGCTTGCCATTTTTTAAATGTTTGTAAAACGAAATCTTTTTTATTTGAAACTGCTTTATAAATCTGAGATTCAATGCCGCCTTTAGCAAATATCCAATAAACATCACTTAATCTTCTATTGATGGTTGTCATTCTATCTCTTGACTGCCAATAGCTTACTGCGCTAAAGTCTATATTATAATACACAATAGCTTCCGCAGCACTAAGATTAATCCCTTCTCTGCCAGAAACAATCTGGAGTGCAATGTTTTTATCGGTAGTGTTAAACTCTTCAATGTTATCAGTAACATCGTTATGCTTTTTAATTGCTTCAAGTTCTGCTATAAATTTATAGAATATAGCTATCTTTTTACCTCTAAATTTCTCTGCTATTGCCTTACTTTTAGTAAAATCAAATGCTTTTCTGCTTCCATCCTCGAACTTGATTGTGCCACTATAAAGTTGATGAACCTTTTGCATCTCCTTTACTGCGGTATCCGCCAAAACTACTCCAGACTTACCCTCAATAACTTTATCTTTTCTAAGTAGTTTAATGGCGTTCTTAGTAGTTTGCTCAATATCCACATAAATAAAATGTTCTTTAATCTCACTAACAAATCCTGCCTCCGCTTGAGTGTAAGACAGGATGTATGGTTCAATAATATCTTTAATGTTTGAGTAATTTACATCACTATAATCTTGACAAGTTCCGTAAGATGTGTATTTTAATTTAGGTTTACCGTACTGCCTATGCCATTGGTAAAAGTTAGGTGTAAATGGAGAGTATGCACTAACCCACATTTGAAAAAATATTTGTGAATTACTTTCTGGTAATAGCGTTCCTGTCATCAATATTACCCTACAACCGTTCTTACATATCCTCTTTGCCTCTTTTGCTCTATTTGAGGGTTTAGGAAATGCACTAAGGCTATGGCTCTCATCAAATACAACAAGGTCATAATCTGAACCGTACTTATGCAGTTGTTCGTAGTTTATAACCTCAATGCTATTTGAGTAGTTAGCTGCATTGTAATCGTTTTCAATACTGCTAATAGCTTTCTTTTTAGTTACAAACAAAGTCCTCTCAAAATTAGTAGCAATGTTTAAGGCTATGTGAGTTTTGCCTGTCCTAACTTCGTAATTTAGTATTAAAATACCTTTTTTTGAAAGTATCTCAATACCCTTACTAACCGCATCTAATTGGTAGTGTCTAAGAGTAAATTGTGGTTGCATAGTTCTTCTATTACCTTATCGTTAAGTTTTACCCACCTGATAAACTTGCCATCATTTTCGTAAAGCCCAATCATAGATATTCTAATATGATGACCGAATTGGTCTGGTACTAATACTGCTTTTTTGATTTTGATATACATAGTTAAAAGTTTTCTTCATTATCTAATCCATCTTTATTTATCTGAAACCAACGCCCATCTACGCTATTGCCATCGGTATAGTTGGCATTAATAAATGTAGCATAAAGTTCAAGCCACTTCTTGAATTTCTTTTGACTTAAAAACTTCTTGTAATCTGGAAATTCATTTACAAAATCTTCAAAAATTTTGCCTTTATACAATCTTTGGTTGCATTTAATATTACCCTCATTTGTCCAATCGTAGAACTCGTGTGCGGTTTCTTTAATAAACTTTCTGGTAAGTAAATTTCCAAACTCGTTGTTGACTAATCCGTGCTGAAGATAGAATTGAGTGCAATTAATCATATAACTATCAAACCTCGCCCATTCATTTGCATCCCATTCATCAAATAATAAATGATTAAAATAGTCAAGTGGAGTGTTGTTTGCATTAAAAAAACTACTCATTTCAACTTCAAATTTCCTTCGCTCAAATGACCCACCTACGCCTCCAACGGTGTAATTGGTTGTAATTAATATTTTTGGACTCTTCTGGATGGGTAATTTTATGGCATCCTGACCTTTGTACTCCAGAGTTATACCTTCTGTGATTAAACTAAATAAACTTTCAAAGTTAAAGTTCTTTTTTACGTCATCAAAAACAAGCACTTGACAATCTGAACTTACCGTCTGGTAAGGAAAAGACTTAGTAAATTCAAATGACTTACCGTCAATCATACTTACCTTTTTCATTTTAGATATAGCGTTCCAAAATACTCCCTTACCGCTACCACCATTTGGGTTCTCGCTTATTGTTTCATCATTAAATATTACTGCTCTATTATTAGCTGATGTCTTAAATGTATGCAAAAGGTATCCAATAACTGATTTAAAAGTGTTATATCTGGCTACATTTTTACCGCTAATTAGCCAAATAAATTCTCTAAATACGCTTTTGTGATGGTCTTTCTTAATATACTCTCTGTCAATTATTTGATTCTTCCAAACATAGCCATCTAAATTAAAATAGTCAATTTTAACTACTCCTTTTGCAGTTATTTTTAAAGCACAATTTGAATAATAAATAAAGCATTCTGTTGGAGTGTCTTCTTTTAAAATAATATCAGCAGAACGTAGGAAACTTAAGTAATTAGGGCTAAAAAATTGAGGATTACCTGCAATATAATCATAAGGCTTGACCCCAATATTGTCATTTGTAAGCAAGTAATCTAATACAAAATCTTTTATTCTCTTTTCGTTAGTTTCTTCTATAAAATTTTGCTCTTTTTTAATAAAAGTATAGGTACTTCCCTTTGATGGATAATACTTCATAAAGTTATTCTGCTCAAGCCACTTCTTGAATTTGAGAGGACTTAAACTAATTTTACCTGTCTTGCCGATATTCCAAAACTCATCTGCTTCCATTGATTCCTTGACACGCTCAATAGTATCTAAATCGTGTTGTATAGAATCAGCCTCTAATGTAGCCTTAATATTTTCAGCAGTTTTGCCAGATAGTAACTGCTTCTGAATGTTTTTCCTTGTGTTATTATCTTCAAAAAACTTAGTATTAAATGTGTTTTTACCTCTTTTGTAGGCACTATTAATTACATCTTGAATCTCACGCTCATTGAATCCTTTTTCTGCATATTTATGCAAAATACTAAGCGCAGTATGTTGGCTAATTCCAAAGTCATTGTATGCGCTTGCTAATTTAAATAGGTTATTATTCCTATTTCCGCTGCCCATTGAATATCTGTTATTAAACCAAACTGCAAGTTTTTCAATTATCTGGCTTTCTGATTTAAGAGGAACTACAACCTCATTATAATTCTTACCAATATTGAATATCTCTTCTTCTTCAATATTATCAAACTCTATTGCATCTGGGTTATAGTATAAATCTGGGTCATAACTTTCGTAACATAGCCTACTTATATCACTCGTAGCCTCATCAAAATATATTGAGTTAATTTCAGTTCTAAAGGCATTAAAGTAACCTTTGAAGTTATCTTTATCTTTAGGTATTCTTATAATTGCTTTTAGCCCTAAACCAGATGGACTTACAAATACAGAAAAGACATAAGGCTTAGATATTAGTTCGGCTTTAGTTTCTTGTAATACCTCATCATTTGGAAATTTGTCAAAGTCAACCACCATAAGTCCAGATGGCTCAATCAATCCATTAATTGACCTATGTTTAAAAGTCCCATTAAAACAAACTCCAGGAAGTTGTTTCTTGTACTTTTCTTCTTTTGTTGCCCTAAACTGTTCAACAAGTTCTTTTGAGTTACCTTCAATAATTCTTTGCAAGCATATCTCAACCATTCTGTTAAATGGATTCGATACATCCTTAGCATTTTTAAAAATAGATACGTAAATTGTCATAATATTGGGTTTAGTTATGGGTTAAAAAAAGCAGGAAAGTACCCATATAACTTTTATGTGTATGCCTACACAACCTGCATAGCAAAAATAAATATAAATACAATTAAAAAATAAATAGTCAATAACTTGTGAATAAATGATACACATTGAGCCAAATAATACACTTGTGATACACATTTATGACACATTGAAAGTCTGCCAACCCCAGCAAAATGGACATTCGATACAGATGATACACATTTTTGCCATTTCCAGACTTTTTTTGAAAAAACATTTGTATAAAATATATTTATAGGATTAAGGTGCATTTCAATGTGTCAATGTGTATTATTTCCTTATTTTATTGAGGTTTTCAGTTATTCAATGTGTATTTCAATGTGTATTTTTACTGTTTTAAACCTGTATTTTTCTCTTTAGAACGCATAATTGCCTCATAAGAGCAGTTATTTGAGCAAGTATTTTGATACTTAGACTTAGGTTCAAACGGCTTAGCGCATACTTTACAAGGTTTCTTCTTTTTCGGCATCGGTTATTGTGTTAAGGTACTTGTCAAATCTTTCCGCTATCCCTAAAGTTTGCTTGTCTTTTATTTGAAGTCTATCGGCTATCTTATTTTTTGCATACAAAATAGTTGAATGGTCACGACTTCCAAAGTGCTTTGATATTTCTATTAGCGTCATAACTTCTTTTTGGTGTATAAGATAGATAATATAATGCCTAACCATAACTATATCGTGCTTTCTGCAGGAACTTGCTAACTTTGCCTTAGTTAAACCAAACTCCATAAGAGCAATGTCGAAGAGTTCATTTACATAGTCGGTGTCTACGGTTTCAGTTTTCCAGATTCTAAGTTCTTCTTTGAAGTTTATCGAATACTTAGCACTTAGCCATTCGATAAATGCTTTTTTTTGCGTTGTCATTTTTTTTATTCGTTTATTTGTTGTTTTAAGGATGCTTTACGAAGTGAGTTGCGTCAAGCGAATTGTTAGCTGCTATTTTACCGACCATTCCGAAAGTTTAGACTTAACAACTAATTTTAGTTCATCAACTTTTGACAATGGGCAGCGAAAAGCAATAGTTTTAGTCGGTTCATTGTATTTAGGTTTAGCACCCGACCCTTGCCGAGTGCCTCCCCTTGTTTCTTTTTTATACATTTAATCTATCTTTATAGCGTTATTAATAAATAACTTTAAAGCACCTCTATTAATTCCTGAACCACCACAATCAAAACAAATACCATTTGCATAGTAACTAAAAGCAGGTATTATACCAACACCATTACATTTACCACAAGAACAATCGCCTTTTGCAGCAAATAACGTAGGAGCAAAAAAATCTTTATCTTCACGAATAATAGTTAATAATTGAGCAACACGAGTTTGAATTTCGCTTATTGAAATAGATGTATTATCATAATACTCAGTATTGGTTGCATACTCCCAAGTATAATCCATATGCTGAATATGCTTAAATTTTGTGGTAAGACTTTTTTGCATATAATGACCATAGTATGTTTTGCCATACAAGGTAACTTTATAGGCAGTTGGTCTTTTTTTACCGTCTTTACACGTCATCCAAAAACCTCTACCATTTTCTTTGGCATTGTATGCTTCTGATGGGATTAATGTAAGGCTCATAATACCACTATCTATTAGTAGGTTCATATTTCTTACTGCTCTTTCTCTGTTAGTGTTGCTGTTTTTGTAACCTGCTTCGTTTAATAATTGGATGATAGTATTCATATATTTTGTTTTTAATTACCCTACAAATATACAACGCTTATTTTGAATCTGTAAACTTTTTCAAAGATATTTTAAAATTATTTTCTAAAGTGCTAATAATCAAAGAGAAAAAATACAAAACTACCCTAAAACTACCTTCCAAACATTGACCGAATTAAACCACTTGCCGTTAAACTCTCGGCTTTCAAGATTTATTGATGCGGTTATTGAATCGCCTTGCTTAAGGTTTTGAAGGGTTTTAATTAACTCTTCCTTAGTTGCTGATAGTGCTAACTTCTTTTGATAGTTGCCTTCGCTAAACTCGATAACAATAGTGAGTTTTTGCCAATCTTTGCCCGCTTTTGTGATTCCTTGTTCTAAAGGTAGAATTGCTACCAATGTTCCTTTAACATCCATTATAATATATTTTTTAATTTGTTCATTAATTCAGTTGCAATTTCTACTTTTTCGAGAATAGCGTTTATCCTCTCTTGGTTGCGTTCAATTTCAAGAAGGTGTATTTGTCTACTCTCAATCTTAAATCGTGGGTCGTAGCTTAAAAAAAAGCACTTATCACGCTCACATAAGTACATATTAGCTTGCATCTGGTCGTAATACTTTGGCAATTGGTCTTGGAAGTTAGCCTCGTTTACAAACGCCTTGTAGTATAGATGAGTGTCCGAGTTTGGACATTTGATTTCTGCGATTGCATCGGGAAGAATAAGGTCTGGAGTTCCGCCTAATTTACCATCACTAAACAAAACCGTTCCACCTTCACTTGTGTAAATCACTTCATCACTTTGTGGGTCTAAATCTAAGACCTCGCACAATCTAAGTGCTGCGCTTGGTTCGTTATCTTTTCCGTGCTGCATCTCTGCACTATAAAACTGAATTTTTGGAGAATCAAATTGTGCTGCTATCTTCTCCATTATGTAGGTTATAGCACCTTCGCTAAGTAGTTTTCCTGCCTCCTTAGCTTTTTTTGTTGGTTCAGCCATTAGACGGTTGACTTCGCTTGAAGTAAATAAGCCTGTTCGCCAATTTAGCCAATCTGTTTCTGTTTCGAATACGAATCTTGTTATCATTGTAGTTTTTGTTTGTTGTTACCGAATTTTGATACTAAATTTCCGTCAGGTGCAAATCCCATAGTGTCTTTGCGGTTTAAATCCCTACCAAATAACTTACCTATTTTCTCACTTGCATCTTTTATAGCGTATGATTCTGCAATAGGTAAAGCCATCATAACTGCGCCTTTGTTTATTGCTGCTAAGTCTGCCGCACTTGCACCCGCTTTAGTTTGTAACTCTTGCGCTCCTAATCCGTCTTGAAACTCCCATTGACCGCTTGCAGGGTTGCAATAATGTAATCTAATGCAAACATAAACCGCATTAAACATTACACCTTCTCTTAATACTTCTACTCTTGGGTTCTTAAATATCTTCTGCAATAAGGTTTCTACAATCCCAATGGGGATGTATTTTGAGTTACCAGCATACTTGTTTTCTTTAACCCAATCTTTCTTAGGTTCTTGGTTCATAAGCCAATTAAACGAATCCTGTTTAAAGGCTTTTTCGGCTGCATCTACTTCGTAAAGTTCTGCAATCGTTGGTAGTGTTATTTTTTCTGTCATAATTGATAATCTTCGTTGTTGTTAAGTTGGTCGGGTTCGGTCAAACCGATAGCCCCAAGTGAGTAGGTAGCGTTAATTCGTTTAAGCCTTACAATCTCTCTGTCGGTCATCTTAATTTGCTCCTCTAATGCTGCGATTAAAGCAAGGTTGTCAAGGCGTTCTTTAATGAACTCCTTTGAGTAGGAATTGTCCGCAAATAATTCGGATAGTTCTGCGATTAGTTTGTCAGTTTGTAACATATTAAAATTTATTAAGTTTTTCGTAATAATCTCTCGGTTGCGGTTCTGGCTTTGGTTCAAAAGTCTTTTGTTCGTCTAAAAACATTTGCCAAAATCTATTGGCTTGCTCATCACAATTTGCAAGTCTTAAACGCTCGATAAAGTGAGCCACGTCATTTAGTGAGTTGGCTGATTCGTATTTTGCCAAAGCCCATTCTTCTACTATTGCTTCTAAATGTTCGTTCATAGTTTTAGTTGTTTAAGGCGATTGAGTAGCGTTTGTTAAGTTCCTTAGTAGTAGCTTGAATAAGTCGGTTACATTGCCAAACTTTACTTATGTTCTTGTCATCCATAGCAATCTGTCTAAGGCGTTGTAGCTTTTCAAATCTTGCAATCAATTGCTCGGTTGACCTTTGCTCGGCAATATGCTCGGCAAATAGTAAGTTAAGTAATCTTCTCATTTCTTTGCCTCCTTTGCTAACTTTTCTTTGATTGCTTGATTGACAAAGTCGCTGATTGATGTGTAAGTTACTTTGTTTTTGACTCTTGCATTAGCTAAGAGTAGTTGAATTTCTGCGCCCAAATTGGTATCTACCATAAATGTCTGCGCTTTTGTTTTGTGAATTGTCATTGTTATTTGATTTAGTGGGGGATTGCTCCCCCTTGTTATTTAGTTTTGATAAACGTGAATAGTGCTGTATGAATAAGGTAAGGTAAAGTGCTTGCTATTATCATTAAAATTCCTGTCAAATATTACTCCTAAATGATTACCTGCCATTTTAAAATACTTTTGCTTTACAGCCTCAATTGGTGCATTTTCTAAGACTACCTCTTTAGTGATATTATTACCATAAGATGATACTGATACCATTCTGTAAGTTGAATTTTCCATATTGTTTTTGTTCTTAATTGTAGGACAAAAATAATTGTTTATTTATTATTTACAATAGCACTAATAAATATTAATAGAAATATTGCACAAGTTTATCCTAACTGCTTGATTTTCAAGCCGCCTAATTTTAGTAAATTTTATTTTTTAGTAACAAACAGGGCGAAAAAAGTACCCGAAAAGAAGATAATAAGGTAGATCCACCACTTAAATTCAAATGGTTTTTCGATAATGTGAGGCACTTCAATAGTTTTAGTGTAATAAATTGTATCTTGAATGCACTCGCCTTCTATTGTGATAATAGAGTCTTTTTTTTTATAAATAATTCTAAGCCTATCTTTTTCAATATAGATACTATCTACCCTTTCACTAAAGGTTGTATCATATTTTACCCTTTCGGTGTAGATAGTATCTCTTACCACTATTGTAGTAGTGTCGCTTTGGCAAAACTTTTCAATAGCTTTTTTCTTTGTGTAGCACGAGGTAAATAGTAGTATGATAAGTAAATATCTCATTTGAATTTGATATAAGGTAATAAAGTGTAAAAGATAGCGAATGTTGCACTATAAATAGTAAACGAATAATACCAATCTAAGCCACCTATTTGAATCGCAAAAGCCATAGTTATAACCCAGCACGTTTTAAAGAAGTGAAAAGCATCTGTAAAAATGATAAAAGGCCAATACCTCCAAAGTGGATAGGGTTTCCATTTGTTTTTATTTTCCCACGCTTGTATACTCCACCATTGACCCCAATGATTTATCTTGCCGTGATTCGATAGTTCACTAATGGCGTTGAAAATTCCTATTAAAACAAGTAAAGTGTAGATCATAATTTCTTGCGTTTATTGTACGGTCTTGACTGATGTTCTTCCTCAACTAATTTAATCAGTCGGGTTCGGTTTTCTTCGTGTTTTTTAATGCCCTCTTTTTGTTGTTCGGTAAGAGGTTTCAATTCTCCGTGCTTCATTTGAAATACAAAGCAGCTTCAGCCTCACGTCTTCTCGTTAAACCTGCTAAAACTTTACCTCCCGCTTTGTTCCACTTAAGAAACTCGGCTTTTATAGTAGGGTCATTTGGGTTTAAATTAACTTTCTTAAGCAAGGTGCTTGACTTTAGATTGCCTCCCCCAAGATTATAGCAGAACGATGTAAGGGCATCAAATTGACTTTGGGTTAAGTCATCCCTTGTGAATGAATCTACTTGTTTACCGAACTTGTTTAGTTCTTCGTGCAAGTAAAGTTCTGCTTCTTTTTCTGAAATAGGTTTATCGGTCATTCTTACTCTGCTTCCGTTTGGATACATAGTTAAACCAAATCCAATAGTAGGAACTTGAGCAGGGCATAGATAAGGCTTAAGGCTTAAACCTTCAAACTCTTTTACTAAGTCAATACACGACTGACTAACTTTCTGTATTCTCATTTTTTTTAGCTATTACGGTGTTAAATCCTGCATAACCTAATAAAGTGGCTATGATAATAAGTAAATCACTTGAACCAATCTCCCAATTATAAATACCTTTGAAAAGATAATAAGCAACTGCACTCAATGACAAAGCGAATAGGCTAAACCTTTCTAACCTTTTAGAAGATATAAGGCTTTTTTGCTCGCTAAAAGTTAATAGCAATTCTTTGATTATTCTTTTCATTT